CACATCTTGACACAATAAGAAAGCACAGAATTAACAAAGTTATGTTGATTAATATTAAATAAGTGTACCATAGAAGTATGCCTAACTATGATAATTTGTTTGAGTAACGGTTAAAATATGTTTTTGTGCTTTTGCATAAAATATATTTGGTGTTAGTTGCAGTTTTAATAATAACAATTTAAAAAATAAGAGTATGAAGATATTAGTAGCTTGTGAAGAAAGCCAAGCAGTAACAAAGGAATTAAGAAAATTAGGACACGAAGCCTATAGTTGTGATATTTTAGAGCAAAGCGGAGGACACCCCGAATGGCACATAAAAGGCGATGCAGTTGCAGAAGCCTATAGTGGAAAGTATGATATGATGATTTGCTTTACACCTTGTACGCATTTAGCCGTAAGTGGTGCGAGGCATTTTAAAGAAAAGATAGCAGATGGCAGACAGCAACAGGGTATTGATTTATTTATGAGCTTTGTAAATGCACCGATTGAAAAGATAGCGATTGAAAACCCTATTGGAATAATGAGTACTAATTACAGAAAGCCTAACCAAATTATACAGCCCTGGATGTTTGGAGATAAGGCACAAAAAAGCACTTGTTTATGGTTAAAAGGATTGCCAAACTTAGAGCCTACTGATATTGTAGAGAAAGGAGAGTTTTTTGAATTTACAAGCAAAAAAGGAGTTAAGAAAAGAATGGCTATGTGGTATTACAAGGCTTTACAAGATGCTAAAACACCAGCAGAAAGAAGTACTTTGAGGAGTAAAACTTTTGGAGGTATTGCAAAAGCTATGGCAACGCAATGGGGTAAGTAATTGCAACTAACAGCAAACTTAGTAGCGTTTCAATGCTACTTAGTGGCTGTTATCAAACGTATTAATTTAAACTAAACAAAATGAGTAAAGAGAACAAAACTTTGGATAAGCAAAAAAACGGCAATGATTTTATAGCCGATGTTATAAGCAGTAACTTAAAACTTCTTTGGTGGGGATGGAGTACCTTTTGGGGTATGTTTATGATTGGATTTGCAATATTTCGTTATTGCTTATAACAATTGACTAAATATACTTTAACTAAAGCATGATGGTATATGTATAAACACAAAGACAAGTAAAATTATTAACCAAATAATAAACGGAAGGTCAAAAGGAATTGCCCTTTTAAAACTAAAAAACAATGAGTAAAGAGATAGAAGAAATATATAGAGATTATGATAATGACTCTATCGAATGGATGAAAAAGCATAACTGTATGACAACCAAACAAATCACTATTAAGTTAATGGAGTTAGCACAACAACAAAAAATAGAGCAGCTTGAAAAAGAGGTTGAGGGGTTAAGGAATGATTTAAATGATTCAGAAGAGGAAGGGTGTATTATCGAAGATGAAAATACTAAGTTAAAAGAACGTGAATCTGAATTTATTGAAGAAATTGAAACCTTAAACAAGATAATTAAAGAAGCAATTAACCTACCTAAAGGAGTAGAGCCTCATAGTTATTCAGATTATAAAATAAACAAACACTAATAGTTAATTAATTAACAAACAACTAAACTAAAAGAGATGAAACTACAAGAAGCAATAGAGATATTAGAAAAGCACAACGAATGGAGAAGAGATAATAGTGTCCCTCCAAAAATTAAGATGCAAGACTCTAAACAGTTAGGTATAGCAATAGACGTAATAATTAAACATTTAAAGAAATGAAACAAGAACCGAAAGGTATAAAACAATAGAGGAATGGAAGAAATAACTAAAGAAGAATTTTATAAGATTTGGAAAGAAAATCCTAATATGAAAGTACATTCTTCATTTACTGACATTGAGGGTTATGCTCCTTATGGAGTTGGAAGACCTGCAATAGACACAACATGGGGATATGACAAAGAAATTGTTAAAACGGAACAAAGAAAAGGCTTTGGGTATGAAGAATGGGAATGGAAATACTATAAGTTTAACCAACACTAAAAACAAATAAGAGAATGAAGAAAACAAATAAATCAAAATTAAAAGGTGGTCAAAAAAGAATGGTGACTGCACCACCAAAGTTGAAAGACTTAACACAAATCAGAACAGTAGTGAATCTTTCTGAAGAACAAATGCATGAAGCTTTAAAACATCCATTTATGCGAATTCATGGAATACTGTATGACACGCCAACATTTCAATTGAATAGATATATCCAGGACAAACAATTTGGATCAGTTGAATTAACTTTAAACAAAGCAAAAAGTCAGAAACTTCCAGAACCACCAAAAGAAAATATAAATTAACTAAATTTGTATTAAACCAATACATCAAAACAAATGGCAAAGAAACAATTATCACCTGAAGAAATTCACACACAAAAGAAAACAGAAGTGTTTGAAGAAGCAACGAACAAAGCAAAAGAAGATGGAATGCATTTTATTCAAGATGTCATTGCATTCATGTCAATTTCAAAGTCAACATTTTATGAATGGTTCCCTGCAGAATCGGAAGAAATGGAAACTTTAAAACAGTTATTGAATAAAAACAAGATTCAAACAAAAATTGAGATAAGACAGAAACTTGCAAAAGGTGATAAGGCTGCAGAACTTATTGCACTATACAAGCTACTTGCAACACCAGATGAACGTGATGCACTATCAATGCAAAGAATTGACCACACATCAAAAGGAAAAGAAATCAAATCATCTTCAGGAATAGATTATTCAAAGCTATCAATGGAAACACTATTGGACCTGCAAAAGAATACAATTGAAGAAGGTGATGAAGAATCAGAATAAATTTATTAATAACTAAAAACAATAAATCATGGCGTGTAAAGTATTAACACAAGCAGATGTGAATGCACTGGAATCAACATTAAACACTATTACAGGAATCACAAACGTGGTTCAATCAGGAAGTGATCCAAACTGGTTCATTGATTATGACACTGACTGTGGTGGACAACGTGGAAAAGTAGTCATAATTGAAAAGGAAGTTTCACCAACAAAAGAAGAATCAGTTGGACTTGATATGGAAACACCTTAAAAAAGTTGTCTTCACCCTATGGACAATGTTAACTGAAGTCAATAAAATCAATACTCTTTAAAATAAAACATGAAAGCAGATTCAAACGAAATAAGGAAGGAAATTGCAAGAAGACATCTTCTTCATTTCACAAAGCACACAATGGAAAAGTTTGAACCACAAGAATTTCATTTGATTTATTATGAAGTGCTTGACTTGTTTTCAAAAGGAAAGATTAAAAAATTAATGATAACCATGCCACCACAACATGGAAAGTCAGAAGGTTCAACAAGAAGACTTCCTTCATTCATGCTTGGACACAATCCAGATTTAAAAACTGCAATTGTTTCTTATTCATCAACCTTTGCAAAAAAGTTCAACAGGGAAATTCAAAGAATAATTGACAGTCAAGAATATCACCTTCTTTTCCCAGAAACGATTTTGAATGAATCAAATGTTGTCACAATATCTTCAAACTATTTAAGAAATTCAGAAGAATTTGAAATTGTAAACAAGAAAGGAAGTTTGAAAGCAGTTGGACGTGGTGGTCCATTAACAGGAAACCCAGTTGATGTTTTAATTATGGATGACCTTTACAAAGACCACAGTGAAGGAAATTCACCAATAACACGTGAAGCAGTTTGGAATTGGTATGTTTCAACTGCAGACACAAGACTTCACAATGATTCACAACAGTTAATTGTTTTTACCAGGTGGCACGAAGATGACTTGATTGGAAGGATTGAATCAAATAAATCTGAAAAAGTTGTTGAAATTAAATCATTGAAAGAAATTGAAAAGATTGATTCTTCATCATGGGTAAAGATAAACTTTGAAGCATTGAAAGAATCAGAACCAACAGAAATTGATTCAAGGGAAAAAGGTCAAGCATTATGGGAAATTAAACACAGTGCAAAGAAACTTGAAAGGTCAAAAGGTTTGGATGGTGAAAACTTCAACTGTCTTTTTCAAGGAAATCCAGAATCAAGTTCAGGAAAATTGTATTCACCATTCAAGACTTATGACAATTTACCACCATTAAGAGAAAAAAAGAACTACACTGATACTGCAGACAAAGGTGAAGACTTTTTGTTTTCTTGTGATTATGGTCTGCCATTAAACACAGAAGACACAAACATTTATATCATAGATTGTCTTTACACAGACAAACCAATGGAGTACACAGAAAAATGGACTGCATCACAATTGAAAAGAAATGCAATTGGTCTTGCTGAAATAGAATCAAACAATGGTGGACGTGGTTTTGCACGTGCAGTTCAGAAACTTGTTCCACCAAATATTGTAGTTCAAGACTTCACACAGTCAGGAAATAAAGAATCAAGAATCTTGACAAACAAAGCTGCAGTAAATTCAAGAATCATTTTTCCTTCAGGATGGGAAACAAGATTTCCAGACCTTTATAAACATTTAACAGGATTCAAAAAGGTATTCAAAGCCAACAAACAAGATGGTGGCCCAGATGTTTTGACAGGAATAATTGAAAGAAATGACGGGAATGATTTTTGGGTGATATAAAAAAACATGAAAAAAGTTTGTTTATTATTAAATAATTATTTATACATTTGTTGACAATTACATCTGAAATCACATAAATTGTAATTGATGCCAAATTTAAAAGCAGGTTGGAAAGCATTTTGGGGTGGTAACAGTCCATTTGAAAAATGGGGTTCTGACATATTTTATCAACAATTCGGATTCAACTTTGGAAGTCAAAACATTGAACAGTCTTTGTCCAAAGGTTATCAATCAAACACATACGTTTATTCAATTATTGATAGAATTGCACAAACAGGTGCAGGTCTTCCAAAAATTATTGAAGCAATACAACCAAACGGTGACATTGAAATTGTTGATGAAAACAATTCAAAGTATGCAGAATATTATAATTTTGTAAACAAGCCAAATCCACAAACAAACTATAAAAGTTTTAAATATCAGTCACTTGTTTATCAGTTAGCAACTGGAAATGTCATGCAGTTAGGTGTTCAACCAACTGGATTCCCAATTCAACAAGCGTGGAATCTACAACCACAACACATGACTGCAGATGTAACAAACAAGATAACAGGTCCAGAAGTAAAAGAATATCACTATTCACCAAACGGTGGGAATTGGAACATTGAACCTGAAAAGATTATGCACTTGAAAAAGTTCAATCCAAATCCAAATGGTTTAGATGGATGGCTTGGAATGTCACCACTTCAGGCAGCATTTAGAACACTTGTAACTTCAAATGAAACAATGACTGCAGCAGCTTCACTTATTTCAAACAAAGGAAGTGCAGGAATGTTAACATCAAGAAGTGACAGACCATTGACAACAGGTGAAAAAGACATGATGGACGAAGCATTGAAAGGAAGAATTGGTGGTTCAGAAAACTTTGGAAAAATCAATGTAACATCAGGAAATTTTGATTTCATTAAAATGGCTATGTCACCACAAGACCTTCAATTAATTCAAATGAATGTTTTGACACTTCGTGATTTGTGTTCAATTTATGGTGCAAAGTCAAGAATGTTTAACGATCCACAAGGTGCATCATTCAATAATAATAAACAAGACACAAAAGACTTTTATATTAATGCAGTAATTCCACCAACTGAAAATGACTTGGACCATTGGAATGCATATTACAATCCATCATGGAATGAAAAATTTGGTGTAAAGTTTCGTGTTCGTTTAGACAAATCTAAAATTGAAGCACTACAAGAAGACCAAGACAAAGAAATTGAAAAAGCAAGAAAGCGTTCAGAAATACAAAGAAACATATTGACAGGAATTGGTAAATTTTGGACAGAAGAAAGTGCAGTTTCACAATTGATGGATGTTCTATCAATGACTGAAGAAGATGCAAAAGAAATAGTTGGACAAAGACCAAACATTCAAACACCACAATAAAATGAAAGTTAAAAATATCATAAGAAAAACAGTTGACCAGAAACTTGGAACACACTTTGGTGTGAAGATAGCAACTGGAATGAATAAGTCAGTCAAAGAAATTGATTCAGAAAATAGAACTGTTAAGTTCATTGCAAACACTTACTTCTTTATTGATTCAGATGTTGACATGTTGATTCCTGGATGTGCAAAGAAGTCAATTTCAGATAGAGGACCACAATCAAATGCAACTGCAAAAATCAAACATCAATCAGACCATGTGTTGAACACAAAGAATGTTGTTGGAAGATTAACAGTTTTAGATGAAAGAAAGATTGACAACCTTGAAGTGATGTATTGTGAAAGTCACATTCCTACAACAACAAAAGGAAATGATGATTTGATTAATTATCAGGAAGACATTTATGACAACCATTCAATTGGTTTCAGATATAGAAACTTAATACTTGCAGAAAAAGATTCAGAGAATGAACTTTCACGTGATGCATGGAATGAATACTATCCACTTGCAATCAATCCAGAAAAAGCAGATGAATTTGGTTTCTTTTTTGTGGTTAAGGAAATAGAACTTTTTGAAATTTCAGTTGTGTCATTTGGTGCAAATGAATTAACTGCAAACCTAACTGGAAAGTCTAAAGATAAAAATGAAAACATTGTCAATGATATATTGAAAAGAATTGACAATTTAAACGAGCAACTTAAATCAAACGTGGAAACTAAGTCAGACAGAACGCAAATAAATCTGGAATGTCTTCAGTTGAAGCAAATAATCACTGAACTAAAATTGGAAAAGCCGTCAAAAAAGTCAACAAATGAAATTAATTTGCCTGATAATAATGACACTTTAGATGATGATGGTTCAAAAAAATCACTGTTAAAAGTGTTATCAAAAACAAAGTAAATTAATCTAAGTAAAACCAGAAAGCAAAACATAAGTCTTTCACAAACAAAATTAAAATGAAAAAGTTTAATCAATTATTTAACAAAAGAATGACACTTGTCAAAAGTGCAATGGCGTTCGTTCTTGTATTATTTGCAATGACAGGTTTTGGTGAATCATTCACTGAAATAGGAAATGGAATTGCACAAGCATTCGATGGTGGTCAGTCCTTAACTGATATTTTATCTTCAACAGTTCACTTTGGTGGTTCTGCAATGGCTTCAATTCCTTTCTTGCTTGACATCAAAGGAAACAAATTTGAAATCAAGTCAACTTCAGAATTGGAAAAAATGACTGATGCAGAAGTTGAAAAGTACACAACAGATTTATTTGAAGCACAAACAAAAGCAATGTTAAAAGCACAAGCAGATTTGCAAAAAGCAGGTGAAGACAATGCAGATGTTTTAAAACAAATTAATGAATTAAAAGACAACCAATTCAAGACAATGGAATCAATAATGAAGTCACAAGGACTTGAAATTGAATCATTAAAAATGGGGAATTTACAACTTCCAAAAGGTGCAGCATCACAAATTGGTGAATGGTTAGAGAAAAACCATGATGAAATCAAAAACATTGCATCGAAAGGTTCTGGTGTTATTGAATTAAACATCAAAGCAGTTGGGCCATTAACAACAGGAAGTGCAACAAACCCTGATGGAATACCTGAATTAATGGGTGTACAATCAGCAGCACCAACAAACGTGAATCTAAAAGACAGTATTGTTGAATCATTAGTGACAACAATTCAAACATCTTTGGCTTCATATCCTTATACTGAAACAGTACCAAAGGACGGTGACTATGCATTTGTAGGTGAAGGTTTAATCAAACCACAGATTGATTTTGCAATTGAAACAAGATATGCAGAACCAAAGAAAGTTGCAGCATACGAAGTTTTAACAACTGAATCTGTTCAAGATATTCCAGGACTTCAATCAATAGCAAATGACTTTTTAAGAAAGAAACATGCATTGAAAAAACAAAATGGTTTATTATTTGGAACTGGTGTTGGTGTGAATCCAAAAGGTGCAACGGTTTATGGTAGAACATTCGTTGCAGGTGCAATGGCTAACAAAGTTGCAAATGCCAACATCATGGATGTGATTAATGCTTGTATTACTGATGTGTACACAACACACAATTATCAAGATGAAACACCATACATGCCAAATTTAGCAATGATGAATCCAATTGACTTCTTCATTGAATTTGTTTCTGCAAAAGATGGAAATGGTTTGCCATTATTCCCACAAGCAGGATTGTTCAATCGTGTGACAATTGGTGGTGTGACAATCATTCCATTTGAAGACATACCTGCTGACAAAATCTTTGTTGCAGATATGTCTAAGTATAACACAACTAATTATGTTGGATATACTGTGAAAATTGGATGGATAAATGATCAATTAATTACAAACCAATTCACAATGGTTGGTGAAAGTAGATTCCATGCATTCGTTAAGAAATTAGACGAACAAGCATTTATCTATGATGACATTTCAACTATCAAAGCAGCTATTTTAAAGCCTTAATTATTTTAACTATCAAGAACCCTGCACAGAAATGTGTGGGGTTTTGGTGGTAAAAGACATTATAAATTAAAACAATAACATCATGAAACACATTAAATTTATCAAAGACCATACATCAGGACAATTTCAAAAAGGTGAAATCGTATCAGTAACAGAACAAGGTTTTGAAGCATGGACAAATTCAGAATTTGCAGAAGCATCAACAAAGAAAGAATTTGATTCATACATAGTAGATAAAAGAAAAAGAATTGATTCAGAAACTAAGGAAGCAAGAAAGAAACATTTTGATAAAATGGATGCATTGAAAAAAGATGATGTTAAAGTTGTTCATCCTTCAGGAAATAAAGAAGAAGAAACAGATTTTGAACAAGTTGATTTGGGAAACGTATCAACCACCAATGGAACAAATGGTGGGAACAATTCAGAAAGTGGTTCAGAAGTCTTAAAATACACATTGACACAACAAGACTTAATTGATGAAACAGAATTGACTGAAGGTTTTGAAGTTGGTGATGAAATTGAAGTGAATGAAGAAGGTGCCTGGATGGTTGATGAAGATGACAAATTGATTAAATTAAACTAAAATAAACACATAAGCATGTCAACATACGTTCAAATATCAGACTTTGATGCACAGTCACAAACTGCAAAGGACATCTTCACAGTTGTTCCATTACAGAAGTACATTGATAAATTTGAAGTTCGATATTTACAAGAACTACTTGGTTCTGATTTGTATGAAGAATTTAAAACTGATTTTGCTATTTTAGGAAATGCACCAACTGATCCAAAGTTTGTTGCAATATGGAAATCATTTTGTATTGATAGTCATGCAGGAAATTTAATCAGAAGTGAAGGCATTAAAGAAATGTTGACACTTTTTATTTACTTTGAATATTTACGTGACCAGAAAGTGAAGAACAACATTGCAGGGCCACAAGTTAATGTTCAAGCAAATTCTATTTCAGCAGATTACCAAGCTACTAATATTTACACTAACTACAATGAAGCACTTGAATCATATTGCAACATTCAATGGTATATTGTAACGAATCCAGATGGTTATGATTATGACAATTATAATGGTCAAAACAAACAATTAATATCTTTTGCATAATGAATCCAATTAAACACATATTCAATTTCACAGATGGTCAAGTTCATGATGCATCAGTTTCAGAAATATCAGATGTATTTCAAGTTTGTTTCAATTACAGTTGGTTATTGACACCAATTTCAACTGGTCTTGATGCTTCACCAAAATATTCTTTTGAAGTATCAAATGACAATATTAATTGGCAAGAATATGATGCTGCAACAAAAGATGCTGCAATAAATCAACCATTTGATGATGACCACATGCCTGGTTTATATTTTAGAATCAGTTATGATGCAGACACAAACACAACAGGAACAGTTTCTTTTGAATTAACTTTAAAACCATAAGACGTGCAAAATTTACCAGTTATACATTTAGACAGACAAGGTTCAGGTGGTGGTTCAGGGACTGGTTATATTGGTGTGTTTACTAATTACACAGACTTAACAACACAATATCCAACTGCACCAACACTTTCACTTGCTTATGTTCAGAATAATCAAGGTACTGCATGGTTGCCTGGTGGAATGGGTGGAACATTCTATTCAAAAGGAAGTTATTTGTTTGACGGTGTTAATTGGGTATCAAGTGTTGATGACATTTCAAAAGAATTACAAGATTTGCTTGACGAACAATACAAAATAAAAATAACTGCATCAGACACAACAGGTGGTTATTTAAAAGATAAGATTGCAACTTCAGATGACTTGTCAGAATTTGTTTTAAATCCTGCAGCAAATGAAGAATTAAGGATGAATTTATTCCCATACAACAAAGTATGGTATTCAACACTTGATCCAAACAATGGAAATGATAACAGTGTACCCAATAGACACAGAATCGGTCAAGTTTGGAATAACACAACATCGGGAAACTTTTTTATTGCTAAAACATTAACAACTGGTGCTGCAGTTTGGGAAAAGATTCAAATTGATAATGGAACATTAATATTTAACAATGTTGTTTCACCTTTGCCATTATTAGCAAACACAAACAACTGGACAATACCATCTTTAGAAATTTACAATGTAATAAAAGCACAGACAAGTGGTGCAAATTATGATGTCACAGGAATAGATTCAACAAATGTTCTTGATGGACAAACTTTCTTTTTTTACAATATTGGTCTTTCTGGTGTTATAAAATTTAAAAACAATAATGCAGGAAGCATTGCAGCAAACAGAATCATTTTAAATGGTGATATAAATATCAAAACAGGAATGGGTGTTGTCTTTAGTTATGATACAGGTTATTCACGTTGGCGTGTTAATTATTTTAAATAATGGCAAGAAAAATATACATAGAAAATTTAATTCCAATTCCTTCTGTAATAATACAGAATGAAATTGACCCTGCACCAGTTGGTTTCACTGACATCACATCAATTCAGAATTTTTTCAATTATGGAACTGAATATGGACTGACAGAACATGACAATCTGATTGAAATTGTTGCATTGATAACTGACTGGTCAACACATGATGCAGGGGAAAAAGCAGAAGTGTTAAACTGTATTGAGGCAAATAAATTTGTTGCACCAATTACAACAGACATCAGAAATGATGTGACTGCACCTTATTTGGGTTTTAAAATATTTAATATCACAACATCAAAACCAGAATGGTGGAATGGTTCAGTTTGGTTAACAGTTTAAATGCTATAAAATGGAAGATGTTAATGGTTGTGGTGGAAAAGGTTCGTGGATAAAACCCCCACACAGTGCATTTTTTGAAGCATCATGCAATAGACATGATGAAGGATATAACAAAGGGGGGGATGAAGCGAATAGGTTTGAGTGTGATGGCAAGTTCTTTATAATGATGATAAAAGACACGTTCAGAATAAATAAGTCCTTTAAACGGCTTTATTTTCAATTATGGGCTTTTACATATTTTATAGCAGTGCGAATTGGTGGAAAGAAATATTTTAATTATAATAAAAAAAGACTGAAGTATGTATGATGTATTATTACAAACACAAGTAAATGGAATGAATGATGTTGTCTTTGGTGTGAAAGATTTAATTACAATTGGTGGTGGAATTATTGGTGTTTCAACGGCTTATTTAACATTAAAATTTAAAGCTGAAGCAAAAGAAAAAGCAGATGAAAAAAGGTTTGATGACATTGAAAAGTTATATTCAAAAGAAATTGAAGAAATTAAAAAGCATAACACAGAAGAAATCATGAACATTCAAAACGGTAAAAGGTCAATGAAGAAAGAATTGATTAACATGATTGAAAAAGAATCTGAAACTGCAAGAAAAAGAATTGATAAAACACAACTTGAAATGAAAGCCTATTCAGAAAAAACAGACCAAGAATTCAAAGAAATAAATCATTCAATTAGTAATGTAAAACAAGACACTTCAGAAATAAAAGGAATGATTCAAACATTATTAAATAAACATTAAAATGAACACACAAACTGTTGACATAATCAAGAACATTGTTACATCATTAGGTGTTGACTTGAACATTTCTTCTGTTGTTGTCAATGGTGATGGAACATTCACACTTTTAACTGACTGCACATGGTGGTTGTCAATCAATCAGTTCTTGACTATTGATGGAAATGTTTATCAAATAAATAGTTTTACATTCAACACAAGTTTAATTGTAACGCCAAAAGTTTCTGGTAATGTTCCAACAGTAGGATTAAAACCAATTCCTGGACCACAGTTTATTCATGGAACATTAAAGATGGCCGCAAATGAAGTTGATGCATCACTTGATAAAACAATATTATGTCCATTTGTTTATTTATATGAGATTATAAAAGATAAAAAAAACACTGATGAAGAATCAATGGTTGAAAGGGAAACAGATTTGCGTATGTTTTTCTTGAATTCTGTTGACACACCAAATTGGTTGACACAAGACCACTATACGTATTTTGTGAATCCAATGCAACAAATGGTGGATTTATTCATCAGTAAAGTAAATAATTCAAATCTATTCACTTTTAATTTAGATTATGAATGCACTCCACTAATAAATGTTTCTGAAAATGGAACACAGGAAAAAAGCATTTTTGATTGTAATTTATCAGGAATAGAATTAAGGTTGTTTGCTGAAATACGTGAAGATTTAAGTTGTTCACAAAAGTGTGGTTGCATTAAGTAATCACCATTAATTTAAAAACAAAATATTATGTCAGTAGTATGTAATTGCAGCACAGGTGGTGGTAACACAGGAACACCATCATGCTATGGAGTTTTTGACGTAACAGTACAATTGATACTGGTTGAATACTTCAAACAAGACGGTTCAGTAAATGGAATCGAAATTTCAACACTTTCAGCAGGTGGAACAATTCTTGACCAAGCATTCTTGGATTCAAAAATAAAAGATGTAAATCCAAAAGAAAGATTTTATCCTTCACCTGCATTAAAGAACATTACAGATGAAAGAAGTGATGACATCACTGAATCATTTGAAGATTCAACAACAATATTCATTCAAGAAGGTGCAAGAGCATTGGAAGGACTTGTCATCAAAGGTGATCCAGTTCTTTTGGGTGCATTACAATCTTGGCGTTGTGTGACAATCGGTGTTTATTTCATTGACAAATCAGGAAACTTGATTGGAAATGGAAAACGTGCAGGTTGGCTTGATCCAGTAAGATTGGAAGATGATTCATTCAGTGTTTCATTAATCAAAGGAACAGACACGACTAAACAAAAAGTAACAATTAAATTCACAGTTTCAAGCCTTGAAAGTGATGCAGATTTAAGAATGATTGAAGCAAGTTCAATCACTGCAACATTGGTTGGTTCACGTGGATTGGTTGATGCAGTTGCAGGAACACCATCAAACGTGACAACAACAGGTTTTGATGTGCAAATAAATACTTTGTACGGTGGTTTAACATCACCAGTTCCTGCAGAAGGTCTTGAATTGACTGACTTCCAAATGAATGAAGTTAGTCCTGCACCAGGACCAATTGCAATAACTTCTGTGACTGAAAGTGTAGTGACACCAGGTCTTTACACTTTTGTTATTCCTGCACAGACTTCAAGTGATTTATTGAGAATTTCAAACCCAACACCAGGACCGTTGGCAAAAGGATTCGATGTGAACACTTTTGATGTGACAATTCCATAATGGCAAACATTAAGGAAGGAATAATCAAAGTTGGTAATACAATGTTTAGAACTGAAAATCTGAAGGGAATGACAGAAAAACAGTTCACTGAACAATACAAAGGTATTATCAGCATAGGTGTAAAAGAGGCTTGGAAACAAGTTAAAAAGTACACAAAAGAGTAAACAAACAAGAAGTGGTGATGCAAGTCATCACCACTTTTTTTAATAAAAGAATTATGTCACAGATATTTTTTCAACCATTAAGAAAGATTCTTGACAACATTATTAACTTAGATGTTGATGAAATTGCATTTGAAATTGCAAGAACATCAAAGTTTAAAAGATTAGTAATAGGATTGAACACAGAAGGTAAACCAACATCACAGTTGTTTGAACTTGGTGAAGATTCAAAAGGAAGATTACTTTCAAGCATTGGTGGAAACTATTCACCATTTACATTGCAGAAAGCAGATGAAGAAGGAAGACCAAAAAGGAGTGCAGATTTAATTGATTTAAAAGACACAGGTGCATTTTATAAAACATTTGATGTTATACCATTTAAAGGTGGTTTTAAGATTGAAGCAAACACCAAACTGCATGGTGATGACCTTCAAGATAGTTGGGGAAAAGAAATTGTAGGATTGAATTCTGATAATTTACAAATAGTAATTGACTTTTATAAACAAGTAATAAATGAAGCAGTCAGAAAAAGAATCAAAGCAGCTTAATTGCTTTAAAACGATTGATGAATTACCGATTCAAATATGGTTTTCTGTTCAAAAGACAGGTGAAGTTTCTATGCTTTTAAAGAACATTGAAGAATACTGTGAAGAAGATGCTCCAGAATTGTGGTCAATATGGGAAACAATGTTCAATCAGTACATGGAAAGATTTGGATTGTCTGATGAATTCATGGAAGATTTAAAAAACAAAATAGAATTGGCAAACATGAAAGCAGACTTTATCATTTCAGGTGATAAGTATTTCAAGACAATGATACGTGTTCAGGAAGAAATAATCAATGCAAACACAAACATTGAATCAAAGCCATTTGAACTTGAATTGTTATTGGCAAAAATGTCAAAATATTATGGCTTTAAATTATCATCACGTGACTTGACAGTTGCAGAATATTATTCATATTTAGAAAACATAAAAGATGGCAGAAAAGATAGTTGAAAATAAAGACCTTTTTGCAAGTGATCTTGTAACCAAGACCATCAAAGATGTTCAAGGTCTTGTCAATGAATTAGACAAATTAGAAAAAAAAATAGTAGATGTTGCAAAGGTTCAAAAGTCTGTTATAAATACAGAAGACAATAAAAGCATTCAAAGTATAAAAAGAACAAATGATGCATTGACAAAATTGAACAAAGCATCAGAAATGAGTGAAACCATTTCAAAGAACAAAATCAAACTTGAAAGCAGATTGAAGATTGCAAGGAAAGATTCAATTCAAGAAAATGAAGAATTAAAGGTTTTAATATCAGAACAAAACAAAATCAATAAAACACTTGCAAAAGAAAAACTTGGTCTTGTTAGTGCATACGAAAAAGAAAGCAAAAGATTAAATGAATTAAGAAAGCAATACAAAAATCTTGCAGTTTCCGAGAAAGGAAGTAGCAAAGAAGCAAAAGCATTATTAATTCAAATAACTGCATTAGACACAAAGTTGAAAGCAGTTGACAGGTCTGTTGGTCAATCACAAAGAAATGTTGGCAATTACACAGGTGCATTTCAAAAACTTGGCAGCACATTAAGAACAGGTCTTGGAATTGCAGGAATAACACTTGGTGCTGCAGCAATTGGACGTGCATTTAAAAACAGTTTCAACAGAATAAGAGAGTTTGACAAAGAACTGAATAATATTGCAGGTT